CGCCTTTGAGCGCGAGTTAAGACGTTGGGCAAGGCGATCACGGAGACCTTCGATGTTGATGTTCGAGTCCAGCTGGCCCGACACGTTCATATTGACGTCTTTCGAGCGGAATTTCGCGTCGTATCCCATGAGGGTAAACTGGAGCAGTGAATCACTGAATTTTTTTACAGTCTCGCCCGTTTTTACGCCTTGGTGCACCAACGGCTCATCGTGTCCAACCACAGAGCGACGATAAGCTTCGGCACGCATTGTGTCGACCATCTCCTCTTGAATGCTGTCCATGATGCCGTCGAACATTTTGTGGTCACTGCGCCAGCCGATCAGCGTTTGTCGGTGGATGCCCGCCGTGTTGTACGCGTGACGCAGTGAGAAACGCGATTCGGGTGGACCATCGCGGAATTCGGCGATGATGATCAGCATTTTGAATGCTTTGGTTTCTTCCATAAGTGCTAAGCCACCGGTCGCCACCAACGTAGGATCGTTGCACTCTTTCGTGTGCGCCATGTGACTGGCTGAGTTGGGCGGGTGCCGCACGCGGTCACGGACGATTGCGTCCAACAACATTTGTACAGGGATCCCGGCACGCCGCTCGTATTCGGCGATCGTAGCGGGTCCAAGGTCTTTCAGCAGTTTGAGGTCGTCATTAAAGGCCATGAAGCGAATTAAACCACAAAAGCGGCACAACACACAATACCCAGTTTTGTCTGCGGCTAAGTTATGAAGCTGAATTTTAGCATAACTCGGAGTTATAAAAGCTTTTATGCGCGTACACGAGGAACCCCAAGAGTGGGTCTAAGTGGTGGTGGAGGAATATTCGACGTCTGGAAGCAGTGTTTTGTTCCATAATGATGGAACGGAGATGGAACGCACCACTGGCTCAAAAGCCCCGTCCGACGCGGTTTCTAGAACACACAGCCCGTGTACCATTGTTCCACCATATACCCCCCGTATCGAACCACGCTCTAACCTGAACCTCACCCCCGCGTGCGTGTGTAACAATGGTACACTGGGTCTTTTTTCGAATGGGGAGGGCGTTCCATTGTGCGTTCCATCTTGATGGAACGGTGGAACGGGGCTTTTCTTGTTCCACCAGCGCCGAGGGGGGTTCGACGCGAGAGTCCGGCGCGTTGCACGCCGTGGAGGAATTACATCACGGTCGCGCTGAGTGCGTCAAGTACGTCATCGGTGCTGCACCCCCGTTTGTCCAGTCGCTGGCCGAACGAGCGCCATTCGGTCTGGCTCCAGTCGTTCGTTGCGAGTTCGGCCGCGTTGAACACGAACACTTCGGTGCCGACTTGGACCACGAGCCACGTCCAACCGCCGCTCGAGCGGTGCCGCAGGGCCCAGTAGCGTTGCCCGTTGGTCCAATTCGGGAGTTTCACGGTGGTGGTGGTTCGAGCGGGGAAGGCGTCGAGGACTTTGAGTTCGATCCACCCTTGCAATGGTCGGGGCCGGAGCGCTTGCCCGTGGGTGGTCGAGAGGTACAGGTCCGGCGTGTCTTTTTTCACCCGGTTTTCGACGCGTTCGAGCATCGCTATTGGGGAGAGCTTGCGAACGAGCCAGTCGTAGAGTCGCTGTTCAGGCAGGCGCATAGTCGCTCCGATACTGCTCCGAGGCCTTCCGTGGGGTCTCCGTTGCGCTGGAGGATAGGGTACCGGTATGGTAATAGCTTCTCATCTCTCAGGCCCTTCCGAGAGGCTTGGAGAGCTTTAGCCGCAGCGCGTTGGCGAGCCGCATAGCGGCCACCCCGGGGTTGGGTGCTCCGGTGAAGATGGATGGGTTCACGCCGTACTGCTCGCACAACGCGAGCCGGGCGTCCCGGGTTCGGTGCACGGCGAGGAGTTGGGCCACGGGATCCGGGGTGGGCCGGGCAGGGGTCGCCGAGGCCTTCCGTGGGGTCTCCGTCGCGCTCTGGACCCGGGGTTGGGGTGTTAGTACCGGCGCGGGTTTCGGGGCCACCGGGAGCCTTCCGGTCGCGACTCCGGCGATTAGCACGACACCCGATTCGGTCGTGTATTTGGTGCCGTTTTTGCGGGCGTACTCGCCTTTGGCCCACCACGGCACGTAGTTGCAGTCCCCACTCGGACGGGGGGAGTGTTCGGTCGCGGGTGTGAATTCCATTTGTCAATACCCCAGCTTGCGCTGGGTGAACGCCACCCAGCATTTCGCACAGATCCAGCGGCCGGGGCGGGTTTCGACGCCACCACCGGCGAGCCGTTCGCATTTGCATTTCGCGCAGGTAAGCACGGCGCGTTAACCCCGAAGGGTTGCATCGATCCAGCGGTCCAGTGCGCGGAACGCGGTCCACTCGTCCACCCGCTGGCCCTCTTTCGTGGGCGCGAATTCGGCGTCCACCTGCCCGCCGTCGATTCGGGCGGTGAAGGCGAGGCGCTGGCCGTCCAGCAGCATTTCACCCGTGAGGGTGGCCGAGTGCAAGCGCACCCGGACTTCTTTTTTGGTATCAAGCATTTGCGGTTTCCTTCAGTGCTTTGCGGATCATGTTCCCGAGGTTCATGCGTTGCATGCCGGGGTTGAGGTGGGCGAAGCGGTCGCGCAGGGCGGGGGCCGCAATGCTGGTCGCGCTGGCCGCTGTAGCGTAGACCGCGTCGAGGGTCAGGCGGCGCAGGGAGAGGGCCACGGTGTCGCCCTTGTCAATCGAGCGCTTTTTGGTGCCGTCAGCCAGCTGCGTGGCGTACGCGGTGTACTGGGGCAAGTACAGCGGGTCGACGCGGCCGTTCTTGCGCTCGTTGATGTCCATCTTGACGCGGGCAGACGCTTTGGCCTTTTCGATCGCCACTTCCGCCTTTTTCACCTCGGCCACGGGGCCAGTGCCGTCGGCGTTGTAGATGCGCACGATCTCGTCGTTGTAGGAGCGTGCGATCTCTGCCTTTGTCATCGCAAGCCCGGCGGTCATCCCAGACAAGGTGACGTGGTCCGATAGTGCGCCGTTGCGCACCTTGAATTCGCGGGTCGCGGCGTCCATGGACTGCACGGTGGTCCAGCCGCCGTTTACGGAGATGATCTCGACGCGCTCGCCGGTGGTGGTGATGATTGCTGTGTTCATGATGCTGTCCTCTATAAGTTGGTGGTTAATCTCTGGGTCGTTTCATCAACCCAGAATCTGTATTATAACACGGGTGCAATGGATTTGTCAATACCCCCCTGCAAAATGACCCTATCGCCAGTAGGGTCATTCGGTCTCCCCCGACGAGTCGAACAGGGTGTCCACGTACTCTTGCACCCCGGCGGTCCACTCAGCGCTGGGCCAGTAGACCACGTAGCCGAAGCCCATTGTGTCGATGGTCGCGCCCGCTTTGGGCAAGCCCTCCAAGTTCGAGCCTTTAGCGACGATGCACGCGACGCAGTCTTGCCCGTACATCTGGCGGCCCGAGTACGGGAACGGGCGAAGCTCCCGGTTGGCGATCGCGTCGACGAGGTCCGCAGTGGTGTTGAGGATTATCATTGTGCACGCTCCACGACGCCGACGAGTTTGCCGTTCGCGATCTCGAACAGCACTATTTTGGCGACGTTCAGCGCTTTGCGTGCTCGCTCGGTGTCGCCCCGAGCCATCAGTTCCTGCGCGTCCGACATCAAGCCAGCGGCGACCATGTAGCCCCCGACGTGTTTGTAGGTGATCGATTGCACCATCTCGGCCGTCCATTCCTCGATGTCGGGCACGCCGAACATGACCAGATTGGTCTCGAGCTTTGTGTTTGTCGTTCCCATGTGCGCTGTCCTCTATGTGTTGTTGATGAAGATTGTATTATAACACGGGTGCCTTAATGCTGTCAAGTATTGCCATGCAAGCGGCCAATCCACCGTTGCACCAATGCAGTTCCGGGGCTTTCCGGTATTTGTCCTGTACCGCGTGGTTAATAAATTTCGTCATCAACACCGTGTGCGCCCGGACGAGCTTCGGGCAGGTGACCGCTTCTTCGGCTGTGAAGAAGGACAGGTCCAGCTCGCGATTAAAGCCCGCGAACACGCAGGCCGCTTGCGCTGGTAGCAGCCCAATTATCAGCACCCCGGGGCGGGGACGGCCGGTAAGATGCGGGACGGGCTGGGGGTCGTGCTTCGGACGTTTCGCGTACTCGGTGTCGAATGCGGCTCCGGCGTGCCGGTCCAGTTCGGCCATCGCCATCGCGGGACGCATGCTATCGGCAACCCGGGCCGCCACCGACTCGGCGACGACATCCAGCAGTAGCTCGAGTATATCGGCGAGCCTTCCCTTGGGGGTCTCCGGGCGTTCTGGTGCGGGGGTCGGGGCTAGGATAGCGGCGGGGGCTTCAACGGCCTTCTCGGGCGTCTTCCTCGACTCCTGCAGGGCCTTTTGCCGGGCGATCTCGATCCGGTCTTTGTAGTTGAACACCCGCTGGTCGGTGACCACGATCCAGCGACTGGAGTCGAGCACTGATTGAGCGGTCCGAAGCGCATCTTTGCGAGCGAGGTGCGGGCGTTGCCGGAATTCGGTCTCCATTCGAGCGAAGATCGCGTCTTTTTCGCTCCGGGTCCAGACGATACGAGCCATGATAGTGTTTTCCTCTATGTGTTTAAAAATCGGGGGCCGAGGCCCCCTTTAAAGAGTGGCAACTGCGGGAAGCCACAGCTGCAATTATACCAGAGCGAGCGCCTGTGTCAATGCATCGCGTTTCAACCGGGCACCAGCGCCGAACCACGCCGACTGCAAGCGGGTATCGCGCGAGGCGGCTTTGCGCTCGTGGTCCGCGAATCGGGTGACCGCGTTCAGCAGTCCCCACGCCGTGCCCTGAGTGGTCCGCGCCCGCTGGCCCACGCCGTCGAGGTAAATCTTGGTCACCATTTCGATCATCGGACGCTTGGCTTCCACAACCACCTCTTCGGCCGCGTCGCCGTAGAACACGTCGAGGAAGTACCGGGACGCTTCCTCTTTCGACACGGCACGCTTGGACAGCGACTTCGCATTCGTCTTGAACTGCGTCCACGTGTCGGCGCACAAACCCAGCTCCGCTTTGAACTTCTCGGCGTTGAATTGCGTGCTGTGCGGCACCCGGATCTGCCCCGTCTTGTTCCCCACGGCCAGCGACAGCGTGTTGTTGCACACCACTCGGGTGGTGGTGAATTGCGCGGTGTTCGACAGCGAGCCGTCGCAGGACGTGGCGAGGAGGAGGTAGGGCAAGACAATGTCGCCACCACCCACGTCGAACGAATCCTCGGCCTTGGCCAGCGCCCAGTAGGTGGAGCCGTTGCGCAGGACCCCAGCGGTCTCCATCCGGAAATCGCCGCCCTCGGTCAGGTCGCGAAAGAACTCCATCACGGCGCGGGGCTGGGTGATGTGGTAATTGCTCGACATGACCGACAAAGGTGCTCCGGTGTCGGACCGGTACAGCGCCCAGCGGTTCGGTACGGTTTGCATGCGGACCGGATGGTCCTCCTCGTCGCGCACCTCGTAGGCGATCGCGCCCTTTTTCACTTCCCAGTCGAGGCCCGCCTCCCGGGTCCAAACGTCGAGCGGGGCGTCCGGGGTGAGCTGCTGGCCCAAACCGTGCCACGGGGTCTCTCCTGCGTACGCCATTGAAGCTTTACCAGCGGAATTAAAGTTCAGTTCGTGTGCCATTGTAGGTGTCCTCTATGTGTGTTGATGAAGGTTCAATTATAACACGGGTGTTGTACCCGTGTCAATGCGTCGTCTAATCCGACAGTACTTCCCATGTTTCGCCATCGTGCCCGCATTCGTGGCACTCGTACCCGTACCTGCCCCAATGGATGTCGTGCCGCGTGTCAGTCTTGGACTCCAAGCACCGGGCAATCATGCTCGCGTTGCAGACCGGGCAGGTGTCGGCGTCGCCGCCCTCCCGTTCAAGGTCTTCGTCAAGCATAGTGCGCCCCCACGATCAGCAGCAGCAGCAGTGCGGCGCTCATCGCCCAGAGGAACGCGTCCACGAGGACTCCAACCATTGGGCGATGCTCGGGGTAGAGGAGGACCGTTTGCAGATTCTCCATGTCGACGGACGGCTCCCATTTTTGCTGGGGGTGGTACATGCACCCGATCTGGATGCCGGTCTTGGTGGTGTAGGGGGTCTTCATTTCACGATCTCCATCTGGCGGATGTTCATCACCTCCACTTCGCCCGTGTTCGCAGCGATCCACGCGGGGGCAAGCTTTGCACGGACCGCGTCCATGTCCAGCTGGGGCCGGGTCGTAAATACGATCTCGATCTGGTGCTGGTCGCCCCGGTAAATGGCCGCGCCACCCTTGCGGAATTGCTCCTTCAGGTACTTCTCGCGGGCGGTCAGCGCCTTAAGCTGGTCGCGCACGCTGGCGAGTTCGTCCACCATGTCGATGGTGATTGCGACGGGCTTGGTAGTAATCTTTGCCATAACGGTATGTCCTCTATATTGTCTATCGGTTGACCCGGATCGTCTCACTGATCCAGTACCTGTATTATAACACGGGCGGTACAGTATTGTCAATCCCCCCTATGCTTTCGGGATCCGAGTCGCAACGATGGTGGCGTACCCGGCTATGTCCACCCACGAGTCGAGGTGGTTCGGGTTGCCGTTCAGGAGGCGGGAGATCTTGCACGCGATCATGTCGAGCGATTCGCGTTGGGGAAACGAGAGGTACACCCAGCCGGGGCATTCGCGAAATTCGTCCTTCATCTTTTGCGCGATCGCGGCTTGAGTCGTGTAGTCCCCGTACGCTGCGCCCCGGTCGTCGACTATTGCGTCTATATCAAGCTGCTGCATGCGCCAGCCCCCCTTTCGCGTACCGGTTCCGGTAGTCTTCCGGGTCGCCCGCCCGAAGCAGGGCTTCCGAGATCTCCTTGGGTTCGTGCCCCTGCATCATCCCCCGTACCATCGCCTCCGTCGTCCCCTGTCTCCCCAGCGTCGCTGGCCCAAACGCGCCGAAAAGCTTCCCCGGATTGGCGAGCACCTCGGGTAGCGCGACATTCTTGAGTAGCTCGGCTTCGTGCGGTTTCACTTGGCTAATCCGCAGTGCAGACCCAGTACCGGTTGAGGGTCCGTAGGCACCGGCGAGTTGCGCCTCTCGTAGCAGCAGCATTCCTAAGATCTCGTCCGGCGACATCTTGTTGAACGCCTCCGTGTGCAGCCCCATCGCCTCGTCCAATAGCCGATCGGTCTCTCGGGTCCTTTTGAATCCCGGGTCGCTCAAAAGCTTGAGGAGGTACTGTTTTTCCCCGGATGAACTCCCCATCGACTCGTGAAATAGTTGGCTAGACCGGCCGGGGTTGAAGGTATCGTACCCCAACTCCTGCAACGGCGAGATGAACCCCGTATCTCCGTGCCCCAGCGAATGGGAGGCGACGTTGCCCAAACGCCGCACATTGTTGACGTCGGTCAGCATGCTGGCAACATTGCCGTGGCCCGCCACTCGCGATGCGTCGTACCCGAGCGAATACAGCTCTTTGCCTTTCGCGGGCAAATCCAGCCACCACGCGTTAGCAGGCGAGACATTCGCTCCGGGCTTCACGTCCATGGCGTTGAATTCTAGCATCTCAGCCCTAGGCATCGAGGCGGTGGCTAGCGGGTTGGACATCTCGTACATCTTCATCCGGCGAGCAAGCTCCGAACCCAGCAGCTCCTTGCCCGGTCGCGCTAAACCCTCATCCCACGATATGTAAGGGTACACCCCCGGCGCACCGGCCGCGTCCGCGCTCTTCGGCGCTTTGCTCTCGGGGTCGAGTCTTATCCGGCCAGTGCTTGGCATGTACCCACGCTCCACCGCGTCCCGAGGCCGTCCATATGGTGCCGCCATCGTAGCACGAATCGGTTCCCCGCTTTTCGTCTTGCCGAACATCCCAGCGTTGTTGTATTGCTCGACGACCTCACTCGAGATCATGTTCTTTTGCGCCTGTCGCATCGCGGGCGATACGCGTTGAACACCGGGGAGAGCGGCCGTGGCTCGGTGGCCCATGCCTACGCCCCGGGCGATATCAAGAAGCGACAGTGCTGGTGGCATGGTATACCTCGTTGCTGATTGTCAGCGTTTGCAAATGGATGTCGATCGTGTTCTGCATCGGCTTCGCGTATCCCCCGGCTAGATTCCACACCAGTCCGACCTCGGCGTCGCGTGCGGCGGTGAAAATTCCACGATCGCGGGCCGCGAGACCCTCCTTGGACAGGTACCCGACGCCGTAGGGGTCTTGGTCCCACGCGTCAGCCCCGGCCTGATACAGTATTATACCAGCCCCGGAGCGTCTAATCAAGTCTTTAGCAAACGACTCCCACATCGCGGCGTTCCAGCTCGAATGGATTGGGCGTCCTATATCGGGCTGGGTAATGTGCATAACGCGCCCCCGGAGCATTAAGCGGTCCAGCACATCCTCAGTTCCGTCCCCGTAGTGCCCGTCCCCGTCGATGATCAACACGTTTTCCGCGCCGTTGCGCAGCGCCTTTATCGCGGTGATCGCCAACCCGTTGAATGTGCAGTACCCGTAGCCGTCGTCGTGGTGCGCGTGGTGAAATCCTTGAGTCGCCGAGCACGCCACCCCGCCGGGTCGCAGCACGTGCAGCGCCGCTGCCCAATGGCCCGCGCTGGTGTAGCGCAGCGAGTTGGTGAGTTCCGCGTCGATCGTGTCGAACCCGTTGGGAATAGTGCCCTCCAGCACCCCCCGGACGTACTTGCGGCTGTGGGCCTCCTCGAAATCGTGGTGGTCGTAGGGCGCGAAGTCCGAGTGCACCTCCCCGCCGGACTGCCGGACGAATTCGGGGATCTTGTTTACTGAGATAAAATCGTGTGCAACCTCTTGGGCCGGGTGGTAGAATATGGGGGTGCGAGTCGTCATTACGGTGTGTCCTCTATGGGTTTATTGGTGGAGGACGGATTATACCACGCGTGGGACAAGTTGTCAACCCCCTTCCCCTCCTGTGGGGCTTCGGGCATCACAGCACGCTCTATATCGCGTTCGTCGGCTCGCTCCCGGGTGGTGAACCGAAAGTCGCAAAAGAGACAGGTCCGACGACGGCGGGTAATGCCGTTGGCGTTCTGGTAGGTGGTGGTCACTCGGGTGTCCTCGCCGCATTTAATGCAGTTCATAACCACCCCCCCGCTATCCCTATATCGTTGCAAACGCGCCGCGCCGCTTCCCGGGCATTGAGGTTCGGGTGCAAACGCTCAGCCTCGTTCACGGCTTCGGACAGGTACGCTCGAAGACCGTCGAGCACCTGCTTCGCGTGCATCCCCACCCCGTTGTCCTGCAGGAAAAAGATCGCCTCGATCTGGTCCGCGAGCTTAACTATCGTCTCTATATCGGTCCCCCGGATCTGCCGGTACGCCGACATGGTCTCCGCATCCACGCGGTCTTCAGCCCTTTCCACGATCCCCTTGCCCCCTACCGCTTCGAGTTCGCGCTTGAACGGCGTGGGCGTATCCCCGGTGCGTACCTCGATGAGGTCGTGCGCGAGTGACCATTGCAGCAGCGCGAGTTTACTCTTGTCCTGCAAGAGTCCGTTCCAGCGCATAGCGGCCGCAAGGGATCCGGCGATTACCGCTACTGCGAAAGAGTGCTCGGCCAGCGTCTGCTCGCGCGACGTCTGCACGATGTGCCATCGCCGAACGTGGCAAGCGCGAAGTTGTTCGTATACTGTCAAGCTCATGTATTTTTACTCCTTCTCGCCTCGCGGCATAATTGTTTAATCTCGGTGCTAATGTCAGGGCTGAACTCAGCCATCGCGCAGTTCATCTGCCGCACCTCGGCCATGCTCGGGTACATCCACGCACACACCAGAATGAACCCAACGAACGCGACGACGATAACCACAGTCACCGCGATCTCCTTCATCGTATTGAGTGAATCGTTCACGATTTCACCGCCTGTAAACGCCGGATCTGGTCCGCAAATTGCTCTCCGGTCATCTCTTCAAAGAGCTGGAATTCGTACTGCCGAGCAATGTGCTCCAGCGCCCCATTCCAGATCTTCTTCACCGCTTCCCGGTTCTCGCTGTCCCCGGACCCCAACACGCGGCCGAAGGTCTGGTCGTACCAGAGGTCGAAGGTGTCATTTCTGCTGGACATGGCGCATTATCCTCGTGTTAGCATCCACCTGCCATTCGCGTTTCTCGTTAATGTCCATCTTGTCCTCCACCGCCCTGTGTACATCAATCCCGTTCTGGTGCGCGACATCAAGGAGCAGAATCATGATGTCGCCCATTTCGAGAGCCGCCTTTGGATTACGCGCATATTCGCCGACCTCTTCATAGAGCTTGAGTAGAATATCGGCTGTAGTCCTATTAGGGAAGTTCGCGTCCGCCCATTTCGTGATGCGGTCCTGTAATTGGCGAATATCTGCACCCCCCCTCTTTTTGTATGCGTTGACTGCCCGCACTGCAAGATCCGCATTCCGGTCGCAATTGCCGAGAACACCTTTGAGGTGGTGACGAACTTCGAAAGTTGCGATGCAAGCGCCTTGCGCGTCGACGACTTCTGCCGCCCGATCGGGGTGGATTGCCCACGGGGTCTCATTAGCCTCATCCGTGTGTACTGTTGATTCTACCTGTAGCATAAGCCCTCCAAAGTTCAAGAATTCTGTTCAAACGCTGTTGATCGCCGTATTGGGGCGTCGCGTAGACGTCCTTGTATTCCGGCCCCAACCCGATCCACCTAACGTACGTGTTCGGCACCCGTTCGATCGACTGCACAATGTCCCTCACCTCGTCCTCGAACCTGCAATAGTTAACAAAGTTCAGGAAGATCTCCCGAGCACCATTGTACTCGATCGCTTCTTCGATCTGCTTGCAGCTGAACGTAAAAATGCGGCGCGGGAGCTTGGTCACGGTGGTAAGCTCCGTCTTCTGCCCGATCTCTTCGAACGAGATCTCCAGTTGGTCGTCGTAGCAGGGGCCGGAGTACCCGACCTGCGTCCCGTGGGTGTCGAACCGGTTAGCCACCCGAATCGGGTAGGTGCGACAGGTGCCGATTACAACGATATCGGGTAGACCCACCGTCATCGGCAGCATATCGTGCGGGATACCGCAATCGGCGAGGATTTGCCACAGACTCACATCACGCGAGGTGGTATAGGGGTAAAAGCCGTGGTACATCGACAGCCCGTACCCTTGCGCACCCTCCACCAGCACATGTTCGGCTTCGCGCAAACACGCCCGGTAGGTGGCCGCTGTAACCACGTACTGCGACAGCTCCGCGCAATCGGCGGCTACATTCAGATCGTCGGGGTCGCGCCGGATGCGCTGGACCATGGCGGCACCTACACCTTTTTTGGTCGAACCGATCTTGGTCATCGGCCCCGCCTCCTCTTCGATGTGCCTCCCCGTAACCACAGCGGCGTGTGGGTGGATCGCGATGCGCACGTTCACGAGCAAATCCGCGCACGCGGCGATCTCTTCGAGCAACTGCGCCGGGTTGATCAGCGAGCCGGGGCCGAGTAGCACCTGCCGGAGCCTTGGCGACACGATGCTGTTGGCAAGGTGTGTGTGAATAAACTTTCGCCCATTCTTGTCTATGTATGTGTGCCCCGCATTCGGCGCCCACGCAGTGATTACCGTATCGGGTTTTTCGTCTTCCGCGATCTTGCCCACGATCAGCCCCTTGCCGGTGCTCCCGTATTGCAGGTCAACTACGACTCTAATCTTGTCCATTACCTCTATCCTTTCGCTTCATACCAGTCTTCGCCTATACCCCACTCGCACGTGATTGGAACACGTAGATGAATGGGACATTCTACACCATCGAAGGTCGTGTAGATTCGTGCTACCTCTTGCGCTTTGTCGAGTGAGTCATTATCGAGCGATATTCCCACCTCGTCGTGTACCGTCAGCAGCAGTCGCCCGCAGCCTTCGGCAGTTAGATACTTGTGCAACTCGATGAGCTTGAGCTTCATGCAATCCGCGCTGGTCGCTTGGTAAATCAACCCCGACGCCTTGTGCACGAATTGCCCCCCGGGGAACCGGAGCCTTCGGCCCATCACCGAATGCACCGAGCCGCGCTCCTTAGCGATGTTACTCGCCTTTTGCGACGTGTTACGCATCCCGGGGTTCGCGGCGTGGTACTTCTCGAACAACGCCATCGCCTCGGGTCCCGCCTTGAGAAACACGTTCCCACTGGGTCCCACTTCCTCAGTGTAGGGCAGCCCACACTCCTGTGCCAACCGCCCGGACCCCATATTAAACGCTAGTCCAAGGTTGATCGCCTTGGAAGAGGGGCCACCGGCGTATTGGGCGTTGCGGGGGATGCCGGTCAGGTCCGAGACCAGCTGGTGAAAGTCTAGGTCCGGATTCTCCTTGTACGCCGCCATAATCGTGGGTACTTGACCGTAATGGTTAGCAACGCGAAATTCAAACTGGCTCCAGTCCAGACCCAGCCAATTGGCCCCAAAATCCGGCTTGAATATAGGGCGCACCAACGACTTAATATGCTTATCCCTCGACGGGATTTGCTGGAGAGCCGGATTAGTGATACTGAGCCGTCCAGTTCCAGTTCCCGCCTCCGCATCGTTTTTAGTCTGGTTGTAATTGCAGTGAATAACACCATCGTGTTGGTGTCCGAGTATGTGACCGGAAAGAAACGTGTCGCGAGTCTTGAGCATCTTGCGCAGGTCGAGAATCATCGCCGCCGCTGGGTGCACCATTCGGCGCAAGCAGTCGGCGTTGATCGAAGCTTTACCCCCATCAGTCTTGTCCGCTTTGGTCCCGTCGATTAAGTACCATTCATTGTCGGCCCTAAGTGTCGGCTTGAATAGGTCCACGATCGATCCGGAGGGGTTCGGGTTGACCTCGAAACCGGCCAAGCTATTCAGATCCCGCTGCATAACGTTGACGCGCACGGTGAGGTCACGGACGGCCTTCTCAGCCAGCCCCACGTCCACCCGCACACCCTGCTCTTCCATGTCCATAATCACCGGCATCAGGTCGCGCTCGAGCCGGTGCACTTGCGCGAGGTTCTGCGTCCGCATCTGCTCCTCTTGCCAATTGTACAGTGCCAGCGTCACCACCGCGTCTTGGATCGCGTACTTCGACACGAGACTAATGGGGGCGCGAGAAATGTTCGGCATCTGCGCGTTGCGCGTTGCGCGGCCACCAAAGACTGCAGCCATCTCCGTGTATATTTCCTCGTCCTTCGTCATCCCGCAGTATTTACGAGCGAGGAAGTCGAGCGAGTACGTGGGTTCGTGCTCCGAGATCAGCGCGGCACGGGTCATCGTGCAGTCGATTCGGTCCAGCGGGATCGCCACCCCAGCTTCCCGGAGGAAGTGGAGGTCGAACTTGAGGTTGTGGCCGACCCACAAGCCGACGCGTTTTTCGTCGATGAGGTCGTTCAGCCATGGGATTACGGCGGGATCTGCCCGTACGTCCCAGTACCCCGAGAAGTCGGGGAGAGCGATGGAGATGCCGAACAGCTTGTCGGCCCACCATTTCAATCCCGTGGTCTCGGTGTCAATGACCACCACCGGGGCGTGGTCAATACGTGGGAAGGTGGCCATCAAAACGGAATGTCGTCATCGGAGAAGTTCGACCCACCCGCTGATCGGGCAGTAACTATGCCGCCCTCCTTGCGAGAGAGCTTAATGGAGAAGTACTTTTTGCCTTCCAATTTGCCGCCCGCCTTGCCCTCATTCACCCACGCCGAGACCCAGTAGTCGACGCCCTCGACGTTAATCGAGCCGGAGAATTCCGGGTGCTTGTCGGTGGTGCGACGCTCGTTGCGAGCCATCATACCCGAGTTAGTATTGTCGTATGCCATTTTCGAATGTCCTCTATCTGTTGATTAATGAAGTAGTTATTATACCACCCACGATACTGTCTGTCAACCGTTACAATTTGTAGCCGTTGTACCCCTCCACTATATCTAGCACTCGCTTCGAGCGGGTCATTCCGACGTAGAACACTCGGACCTCGTCGTCCGGCGACTTCTCAGCGGTCTGCTGCACCCGTGTGGTTATGTCGGTGAGAAGAATAACTCGATCCGCTTCGTGGCCCTTTGCCGCGTGGATCGTAGAAAGTCGAATAGTCGGCTCGATATCGAGATCGGCGTCGGCGTAGAAATCCACGACTCGGCCGGGGATTTGGAGAGCCACATAAAAGGGGGTTCGACCAAGAGTAGTGTACTCGCCCGCTTCAAAAAGCCTGCGCGTTTCAGCGCTGGAAATGGTGAATATTGCATTGCGCTCCCCATCTGTAACTCGCTCACCTCGGCCCAGCTTGCGGAACGCTCGGATACCGGCGGCATAGCGATTTTGATAAAGCCCGGGGCGACCCGACTCTCGGGTGTATGGGATGCGCTGTTCAATAAGTGATTGTTCAACTTCGCGCAGGACTGAATGCGTCCGCCCCAATAGTAGTATATCTTCCCCGTGCACGATCTCCACCGAGTTGATCGATCCGTGTACTCGGACCAATCCCACATCCGCTTTGGGACTAAACTCCTTATCCACGCGGAATGCGACTCGACGGATGAGGTCTTGAGATCGTGCGTGGACTGAAGCAGGAAGTCGATGCGAGTGCGAGAGCACACGGCTATCACCCTTGTGCTTTTGTGTGAATCGTGCCATACCGTGTACATCCGCACCGGCCCATGTATAAATCGCCTGATCGTCGTCCCCAGCGATATGCACTTCGTGAGAACGTCTGACGAGCTTCTCGATGACAGCCCACTGAAGAGGTGATAGGTCTTGAGCTTCGTCGACAAATACAACTTCGGCGTCTGCTCGTACTGCGCCACGGGCGGCACGTTCAAGCATATCGGTGAAGTCGTAATAGCCG